GGTGATTCGTCAGAAATGCTCAAGGTAAAAGCGTTATTAGACAGCGTAAAAGAGTCAATAATCAACGCATACGAAATGCAGACTGGACTTCCGAGAGAAAAGCTGTCAATGCTCATGGATGCCGAGACCGACATGACCGCCCAAGTCGCTGTATCAATGGGTTTTGCGGACGGGATTTTGTATCAAGATAACTCGGAATTTTCTGTAAAAATTCCGTCATCTATTCTAAATAATACACGAATTTGTCAACAGAAAGTGTTTAATTCATTACTAAATAAAATCAATAAAACAGGGGGAATTCAACCAATGGAAGATAAAATTTTGAAACTCCGTGACGAGTGTTCACGAGTAACCGAGGAGGCTCTCGCCTTCATCGAGAACAATAATGGCGGCGAAAATTGGACTGACGAGGACAATGATACTTATGCGAAAATGGAAAAGCAAATCACTAATCTCAATAATGAAATCAGCAGATTAGAACGTGCAACAAAACTCAAGGAAAGGTTGACTGCTCCCGCTAATCCCGCAGTCAAAGCGATTCTGAACAATCCCCAAATTCCTGTAAAATCGACTGAAAGTGAGTCGGGATTTTGGAATTACGTCCGTGGAAATGTGAGTAACGATTTAGCACTCGTCCCCGATTCCAAAGGCGGCTACCTCGCTCCCGATGAATTCCATCGTCAGCTTATTTTAGCGTTGGAAGAGCATAATGTCATGCGGCGGATTTGCCGCATTATCAGCACGTCGAGCGGGGAATTGCAAATCCCCGTGGTGGCATCGCAGGGGACTGCATCGTGGCTCGGTGAGGCAGACGAAATTTCCACGATTGACACCAATTTCGGTCAAGTCACGCTGAACGCACACAAACTCGGCACGATGATTAAGGTGTCACAAGAATTACTCGATGACAGCGAATTTCCCCTTGATTCGTTTATGGCTGACGACTTCGGCAGACGAATTGGTGTTCTTGAAGAGGAGGCATTTATTGTCGGTGACGGCACAAACAAACCGACTGGTTTTCTGACGACTGCTCCGACCGTAACTGCGGCGGGTGATGAAATAACATTTGATGATGTGATGACTTTATTTCACGAATTAAAGCCGCCATATCGCAACAAAGCGGTTTTCCTGTGCAACGACACGACTGTAAAATCACTCCGTCAGTTGAAAGACAATTCGGGTCAGTATTTATGGCAAGCCTCGTTGGAGGCGGGAACTCCGAGTACACTTTTAGGACATTCCGTTTATGTATCTCGATTTATGCCCGAGATTGCGGCAAGTCAAAAAGTGCTTGCTTTCGGCGATTTCTCGTATTATTGGATTGCCGACCGTAAAGGTCGCACGTTCAAGCGGTTAGATGAACTGTTTCAAACTACCGACCAAATCGGATTCAAAGCGACTCAGCGTGTGGATGGAAAATTGATTCTCACCGAGGCTATCAAAGTCTTGAAAATGGGAACAACTTAATGGATAAACTTCTCGAAAAAGTCAAGCTGAATTTGATTTTGGAACACGACAATGACGATGAGTTATTACGTCACTTTATTTCTGCGGCGGTCGCTTATGCAGAGCGTTATCAGCATAAGAAAAGCGGGAGTTTATTGAAAAGTAAAAGTAAAATTCCCGCAACAACCGAGCAAGCGGTGATTATGATGGTGAGTCACTTTTATGAAAGTCGTGACGGCGGGACTGGTGGATTTTTCGCCGACAGTGTGGGTGCGGCTCAACAAGTGCGAAGTGCGATTGATTCGCTTTTGATGCTTGATGTGACGTGGAGGTTTTGATTTCTAAAATAGAGTATAACATATAATTTCAAACATTACAATAGCCTTAAGAATATTATTTTCTGAGGCTATTTTTGCGATTGGATTTACCTCCAATTAATCCATTAGTTTCAATCCGCCAAAACCGCTTGTTTGCTTGACTTTTCGGGAATTTTGAGGTATAATGAAAGGGCGATTATAAGCGGTCTTTAGCGGATTTTCGACGGTTTAAGAATGAGAGCAACTCCCGCAACATATATATGTACAAGTATATATAATGGGGGACTCAATATGCAAGATTCTGCAACGGTTAAATCGCAGACGTTTGAAATGAAAATCGGCAAAACCACGTTCATTGTTACCGAGGAGATTTCACCAAACGCACGGGAAACAGTGGACGAGAAGTTACATAAAATTATGAGTAGAAATATCAATAATTATAATGATGGGAGCATCCAAAATGGCTGACAAAATCACTGCTTTATATTGCAGATTATCAGTCGATGACAAGGTTGAGGGCGAGTCTAACAGTATCACAAATCAGAAAAATATTCTCGCCAAATATGCCTCCGAGCATGGATTTAGAAACACAAGATTTTTTGTCGATGACGGAACATCGGGGACGGTTTTTAATCGCCCCGGTCTGAACGCAATGCTTGATGAGGTGAACTTGGGCAGAGTCGGAATTGTTATAATTAAAGACCAGTCTCGGATTGGCAGAGACGTTCTCGAAGTAGGGTTGCTAAAACGTCAATTTGAACAGAATGGTGTGCGATTTATCGCCGCCGCAGACGGTTTCGACAGCGACAAAGGGTTCGATATGATGTCCACTTTCAGAGACGTTTTTAATGAATGGTTCGTTGCCGACACGAGTAAAAAACTACGTGCCGTATTCGCCGCAAAAGCAAAAAACGGAAAACACGCAAGTTCCCAATCTCCTTACGGTTATATGGGGTCAGATGAAGACAAATTTGTCTGGGCGGTTGACGAACCCGCCGCAGAAATCGTCCGTGAAATCTTCAAAATGTTCATCAGCGGTACAAGCACTCACGGCATTGTCATGGAACTTCGGAGGCGAAAAGTGAAAATCCCTCTTGCCCACAAAGCCGAGCGTGATGGTGTTCCTTGCAGACGTGATTTAATTTACGAAGATTATAACTGGAACAATAAAAAAATATCGGCGATTCTTTCTAACTTAGAATATACAGGCACTGCGGTTATCGGCAAGATTACCACCAAATCGTACAAAGACCACACCAACATTTATAAACCCGAGGATGAATGGGTCACTCACGAAAACGCTCACCCTGCAATAATCGACCGTGAAACTTTCGATATTACACAGCGATTGTTGCAAGGGCGGCAGAGGAGAACAAAAAACGGAGATATGGGAATTTTGAATGGAATGATGTATTGTCAAGATTGCGGAGCAAGATTACATATAAAACGACAGAATTACAAGAGAAAAGACGGCACTGTAAACGTGCATAATTACTACGTTTGCCGATATTCAAGGGGTTGCACCGACCATCCTGTTTGCACCGCTCACACAGTTTCGGGAAAGGAAATCGAGGCGTTGGCTCTCGCACGAATTAAGCGGATTATTGCATTAGTCGAGAAAGATGAGGAGCAATTTGTTTCTGAATTAAAGGAACGTTTTGGCACTGCTCATGCGGAAACCGTCAAGCGTGTACAGGGTGAACTTGCGAAGGCAAGGAGCAGAATCACCTCTCTCGACCGTTTAATCAGCAAAATCTATGAGGATAATGCCGATGGAAAAATCAGCGATGAACGATTTGCCGCCTTGCTTTGCGGCTACGAGACAGAGCAAGCCGATTTGAGGGGGACGGTTACCGAGTTGGAAACGCTGATTACTCAATCGCAGGAGCTGACGGACGGAATTGACAGATTTGTGAAAATAGCACGTTCACATATCAATCTTGAAGTGTTGACCACGGAAATTGCACGAGAGTTTATTGAGAAGATTATTGTTGGCGATGTGAATTATATCCAAGGAACTCACAAAAAACGGCAGGAGATACGGTTTCGGTATTGTTATGTTGGGGAATTGCCCGATTTAATCGGGGTAACGGCGGGGGAAGAGGAGAAAAAATAAGCGAAACTACGGGAATTAGCCCAAGTTTCGCTTTTTTGTTGCGGATTTTTTATGCCCATAAGCGGTTTGCACGTCTGAAGATGCCCCTTATGGATATAAGGCGTAAATTCCGATTATAAGCGGTTTTTCGACAACAAAATATTAATGGTAGGGCTGACCCATAAGGTGGAATAGAAAAACTTGTGGTTTCTCCCGTTTTTGCAAGAAAAGTCAATCCACATCCTTCTAAAAGCAGTTGTTTGAAAAAACGCCTTTATAACTAATTGTGAACGAGTTCTTTATTTTCGTGCTCCAACTCTTCTGTTTGTTCGGCTTGTTTAATCAATTCTTTCAAAAAAGTATACTCTTTATCGGATTTAAGTCTGCCGAAATCATTTCCATCAATTATCATTCCTTTGCAAGGAAGTTTAAGCTGTAATGGTTTTAGATTTTCATCTGAATCCGAATAAATGTTCAAAACAAACATTACTTCGTTATCAACAACAGAGACTAACGTATTTTTATCTGCAAAAGTTAGATGCGTTACACTTTTTATAAGGTTGGGTAATTTCAAATATTTTTCTTGTACCCATTTGTCGTCAATGCGACTAATAACTAAAACAATAACTTCTCCGTCTTTACTACCAAGACCCACCATATATGAACTAACCCCTAACGGGTACGTAGTGACGGCAGCAATCTCATTAACAATATCGCCCTCCAGTATGATATCGCTATTTGCTTTTAGTATGGCATTTGAATAATTTAAAACCCCCTCACCACCCAACGATGCACAGATTAATCTGTGATTTGACTCAAGTGAACAAAATCTATTGCTTGACAAG